GAAGATCAATATGCAGGTGCTTCTGCTGTTCATAAAAGTAATGGGACTTGGTTTAGTTGGGGTAACTTGAAATAGAAACTTATTTTTTTGAATAAATAAATAAAGAAAATAAATAATGGCTGATCCTAAAGAACAAAATATAAGTGCATCCAATCCTAGATCACAAGGAGAGAATACAGGAGCTATTCAAGTTAATTTAACTGAAGATTCCTTGGAGATTTTTAATCCTAATCTCGCATTATCTGCAGTACAAACATTTAATACATTTAATAATGTTGCAAATAAAATGTTTGGCATAGAAGCTCGTTGGTTTCGTGCAGTTCCTCAACAAAGATCAAAGGATGTTATTTTTCAAGAATATACTCTTTCTAATGTAGAAGATGATCCTCTTTGTTTAAAGGTTGTGGTTCCTGATGGAAATTTTCCTGATTCTAAATATCAATATGATTTAATGGGATTAGAATATGAAATTCCTCTTGAAGTTCAAATAGATAAAAAATATTGGGAAGAAATTGCAGGATTTGGAACAGCCCCTCAAAAGAAAGATATAGTTTATCTTACAACGCCAAATAAACTTTATCAAGTTGAATCTTCCTTTTTAAAAAGAGGATTTATGGAACAAGAAACTACATGGATAATAAACCTTAGAAAATACACCCCTGAGGCATCTAGGAAAGAAGGGGAGATGCTTAAAGAAACTATTGATAAGTATACTGTAAGTGAATCTGAAATCTTCGGGGATGCTATAAATGGTGATATAGATAAACTTATAGATGATAAACAAATGTCTCCATTTAATACAACAGAAAAAGATAAGTATAAAATAATTAATTCTGAATTAGAAATTCTTCCTAATAATGTGGAATTTTATGGTACGATATTTGCTCAAGGATTTTATAATATGAATACATCTGATACTTCTATTGCCATTGAGTATAAAAATCCAGCAGGAGATGTAATAACTAAATCACGTGATAGAGCAATTACTGAATGGATTATGCCTCAATCAATTACTAAGGAATTTAATGTAGTTAGTATTGTAAAAGATGCAAGTCTTCTTTCACCAGCAAATTATCAAATAAGAATTAAAGGAACTGGAGCTATGGATTTTAATATAAATGATATATTTGTTATTTCAAGACCAGGGGCTCTTAATTTTTATACAAAAGTAATTAACAATATTCATTCAGCTCAAGGACTTTATTATTGTGAAATTGATGAACCTGTTGAAACTCATTTAACTTCTATAAAATCTAATTGGGTAAATGCTAAGGGTTATAAAATGAAAAATAAAAGTCCCATTACATTATTAAATGGAATTGACTCAAGTACAGGATTTGAAGGATTTGTTACTAACATATATGCGAATCAATATATTAAAGTTAATTATGGTTCTCAAGAACATATAGCAATAATGAATGAACGAATAAATGATAATCAATGGTATGGAATGGTTGTAAACATTGGAAATACATGGAAACAATTTAATGTATATGTTTGGGAGCAACATCCAACAGATGCTGAGACTAAGTTAAGAATTAAATTTTATGAAACACTTAGATTTATACCTGAAGCTATTAATATTAGCAAATATGTTATGAATAAATCTCCTGCATATATTACTAATATTAGATTATTTAAAACTACTATTGAAGAAGAAAAACAACCACTAGAGCTATTATCCTATTTTTCTAAAGATGCTGATCAAATGCTAATTGGTGACAACTGTGACTATCGTTTTCGAGCTCCGTACATTTCAAAACAGAGGTGATAGATCCGAGTATGTTTCAGTAAGAGAATATAAAGATAAAATTAGTATGAATTTAAGTCATAAAAACCAATTAAATTTTAAATTGATAGATAACAATACATATGAAAAATTTATCAAAGCTTTATGAAAGCAAAAAAAGTAAATGAAGTCTTAAAGGATATTTTTAAACCTAAATCTAAGGAAGAAATATTAAAAGCTATAGAAAATATAAGTATAGCTTCTTATGAATTGCTTTCATTTTTTTCCCTTCTTCATGGTGATGATAAAATAGGTATATTAAAAGGAATCTGTAAAACATTAAAAATTTCGCCTGGTGAAATGCTTATTTCTAGAGTGACTACTGATGAATTTATACAAGATTTATTTGAAAAGGCACTTAAAAATGATAAGGATTTAGAATGTTTAGGTAGGTCTGAGTCTGATGATGATGACTATTGTTTTTCGCGTAAATATAAAATAATAAAATTTGGTAAATTTAGCGGTTTTAATTATTATGTGTTTCCTCGAAAACTAGATGTAAAACAATTACAAAAATTTATTAAAGAGTTAATATTTAATAGATTTAAATACTCACTTTAGATAATATATATAAATATGAAAATTAAAGATAAACAAGTTGATATATAAAATAAAACGATGGATGAAAAACAATTTCATTTTGTATATATAACATTTAATCTTATAAATAATAAACAATATATAGGGGACCATTCTACTAATGATTTAAATGATAATTATTTGGGTAGCGGAAGACCAGCTTTTCAAAACGCAAAGAGAAAATATGGAAAAGAAAACTTTAAAAGAAAAATTTTAGAATTTTTTTCCACAAAACAAGAAGCTTTTGATGCCCAGGAAAAATACATAAAATTATATGAAACACATGTATCACAAGGTGGATATAATATAAGTTGGAAAGGAGGAAACTATTCTAAAGGAAGTGTTTCTAAGGAATCAAGAAAGAAAATGAGTTTGGCCAAAAAAGGAAAGTTATTATCAGAAGAACATAAGAAAAAAATAGGTGATGTTCGTAAAGGTAAAAAACTCTCTGAAGAAACAAAGAGAAAAATAGGAGAAGCAAATAAAATATCTTTAAAGGGTAAAAAACTTTCTGAAGAAACAAAGAGAAAAATAAGTGAATCAAGTAAAGGTAAAAAACTCTCTGAAGAAACAAAGAGAAAAATAGGAGAAGCAAATAAAATATCTTTAAAGGGTAAAAAACGTTCAGAAGAAACAAAGAGAAAAATAAGTGAATCAAGTAAAGGTAAAAAACTCTCTGAAGAAACAAAGAGAAAAATAGGAGAAATCCATAAAGGAAAGATTGTTTCAAAAGAATCAAGAAAGAAAATGAGTTTAGCCAAAAAAGGAAAAAAATGGGAAACTTATTATGATTTAAATGGAAACAAGAAACGGCATTGGATTAATTAAAAAAATAAGATATTATGAAAATTTCTCAAGAACGTAAGGAACTTGAAAAAATGATAAATCAAAGTCCTGAAAATATTAATAAAAACTCTCCAACACATACTCCAGAACTCGAAATGGAACCTGCATTTGATATGGATTTTAATAAAATACAAAAAGATTGTAATCGACAAGCAAGAAGAATGATACAAAATGCAACGGGATTTTTATTATCAGATGAATTAGTAAAAGAAAATCCTTATCTAAAGAATAAAATGCAAGTTGACGTTATCTCATTAAGTGGTATGCTTTATCAACTTGAAATAAATAAAAATATGCAAATAACCTTAATGGAAGAAGTAAGAGCAGGCGCATTACATCCTAGAATGTTTGAAGTTTTTGGACAATTATCAAAAACTATTGGAGAATTAAATAAACAGCTTCTTCAAACAGTTGAAGCCATTAAAATTACTTATAGAGATCTTAAAGTAGATATTAGAGAAAAAAATCAAGATCTAGTAGCAATTGGCGGGGGTAATTTAATAAAAAATGATAAAGGAATAATTGCATTAGGAACAAAAGAACTAATAAAAGAAACAAAGAAATTAAAAGCAATTCAGAATAAAAATGTTCAAAATGTTCAAGATATTAAAATAATTGGTGATGAAAGCTAAATTTGTATATGAAGCAATAGGTGATATTTTTAAAGGTAAATCTGAAGAAGAATTTTTGTCTTCAGTGGAAAAAAGTAATTTAAATTCTGATAATTTACTTGTTCAATCTGCAAAAATGGGTTCTTTACTCGGTGTAAAAAAAGCCCTAGAAATGGACGCTAATGTCCATGTTTATGATGATGTAGCTTTACGACATGCTTCAGTAAATGGTCATTCAGATATTGTAGAACTTTTACTTAAAAATGGTGCTAATGTTCATGTTAATAATGATGCAGCTTTACGACGGGCTTCAGAAAATGGTCATAAAGAAATTGTAGAACTTTTACTTAAGAATGGTGCTGATGTTCATGTTTATCATGATTATCCTTTACGATGGGCTTCAGTAAGAGGCCATTTAGATATTGTAGAACTTCTATTTAAAAATGGAGCTGATGTTCATGCTCGTAATAATTATGCTTTACGACGGGCTTCACAACTTGGTCATTATAATATTGTAGAACTTTTACTTAAGAATGGTGCTGATGTTCATGTTAAAGATAATTATGCTTTATATACAGCTTCAGTAAATGATCATTTAGATGTTGTAAAACTATTAAAAAAATATATGTAAAATGGCAGCATCTCAAATAATATGGAGTACAGAAACTGTCTTAGAAACAATTCAAAAATTAAGGCAAGGAAGTTATGTGGATTTAGGATGTTTCCATGAAAGAAATCCAGAACTTAAAGCTGCTAATATATTATTTCAACTAACTAAAGAAGAGGAACTAGAATTTATTAAATGTTCTTCAGATATTGAGCATTTTGTAGAAGTTTACTGTAAGTTTTTAACAGATAAAGGAAGAACTACAGTAGAATTACGTGATTCACAAAAAGATATTTTAAGTACACTTGGAGAAGAGGAATGGCTTGATGTATTAGATGATGTAGGACCAAAAGTTAGAAATTTTATTCTAATGTCGGCTCGACAAACCGGTAAAACGACTACAATTGCAGCATATTTTGCTTGGTATCTTTGTTTTCATACTGATAGGAATCTTGCTATTCTTGCTAATAAATTTGCAACAACAACAGAAATCGTAAGTAAAGTAATGTATGTTTTTAAGGGTCTTCCATTTTTTATGAAACCTGGAATTATAGGTGCAGGAGCAACAGGAATGAGATTAGATAATGGATGTTTGTTAACATCACAAGCTACAACTAAAACAGCAGTACTTGGTTTTGCTATTCACGTATTATACATTGATGAGTTTGCTCATATTCAACAAAATACGGCTAGAGAATTTTGGAGAGCTGTATACCCTACTCTTTCTGCTTCAATAGTTTCTCAATGTATTTTATCATCAACTCCATATGGACAAGATAATTTATTTTTTGAAATATGGGATAAAGCTGTTAAAGGCCAAAATTCATTCGTGTGGCAACAGGTAAATTATTATGAAGTTCCTGGTCATGATGATAAATGGGCAGAACAAATGAAAAGGGATTTTGGAGAAGATGAATTTGCACAAGAATTTGAACTCAAATTTGATATTAAAACTAATAACTTATTAACAGGAAGCCAATTAAAGTGGATAAGAAGATTAACGAAACTTTTTTCATATGATAATGATGAGTTAGATAAAACAGAATTAGACTCAGAATTATATGAAAATTTACAATGGAGAACTGATTTTGATCCAAATAAAGATATAGATAAAAAATTAGATAGATTTGTTATAACAGTTGATATTGCAGAAGGAAAAGATCTTAATGAAAAAAAGGATAATGATTATAATATTGCATCAATACATGAAGTTAAATTAAAAAGTCTTTCAAAATTACGTACATTAAGAAAAGATGAACATAGAATAGAAAATATGTTTCGTTTAGAACAAGTTGGTCTTTATAG